AATCTATCACAGCATTACCTGCAAAGTTGAGTGGATCACTCTCATACCAACCTGGTAATACTTCAATCTTTAATTGTGCGCCAAAGTTATCGTCCATATATAATGGGCGTTCTGCATTAGTACTTGTGTTAATCAACTTTAATGTTGCATAGTACATTCTTTGTTTTAAGGCTACAGTTGTAGCACGTGGAATAGTTACTGAACATTTACCAGTTGCGGCACTGTCTACAGTCACAGCCAAACTTTCAACAGCACCTTTTTCAAATGGATCTTGTATATCTAATTGTACATTGTAGCCCGATATGTCTGCGGCTTTTTGCTGTTGATTACGCACTACAATCTGTAGCGGATTATCAATTCCCTGATAAACTTTTATTGGCTGGCTGTACACTGTTCTATTCCTCGGTGGTAAAAACGTTCCCTGGTCCAAAATTTGAACCAGAATAATATTGTCATATAAATAACTTTGGATTTCATACATTACTATATTTATTAGAAAAGATGGTCGAACCAGATTACGAAAAACTACTTACAGATTATCCATTCCTAACCTACCTAATTTATGGCGGAAATGAGTATATCGGTGTGATTCAAAACGTAGATGACATTGTAACGACCATGTATGATTATGGTAAGCTCCGAGACCGCGAGCAAAAGAAACTATTTCTAGAATTAGCAGAACAATGGTGGTGGGAAAGCAATAGACTCATCCCAATTAATGTATTCTTAAAACAGGAATGGGCACCATTTAAGTTTGCTGTTCAAACTATGAACAGTAAGGATGTAGATATTAAATTTGGCCCGCACGTTAGTTTAAAAGCCATAGCGGCTAAACGTACTAAACGCCGTAGTATTACTCTTGTTCGGAAATTAGGTTAACGTTAACTGCTACCAAATGCGCATAGCTAACAGCGTGTGCTTTCTTAAAGTAATAAGTATCATCTGCAGGCTTTTCCCATACAGTTTTAGCAACTTCAATCCAAGGCTTACCAACTAAGTGTCGTTTAGCAGGACGTATAACAGCCAAAAACATTGCTAGTTTTTCTATTGTGTTAACTGCTTCGGGCATCTTAATCAGTGTGTCGTAATGATTACCTATGTGTATCAACTGTGCGCAAAATTCTGGCTCGTATAGTCTCGCCCAGTTTGGTTCTTTCAGCATCAATTGATCTAAATGTGCTTCGTCACGTACTTGTGAATATAACCCTACATTAAGAATGTCCAGTTTAATGTAGCCACGATCCTCTGCTGTGTCATGGTCAATACTGGCATAGCCTGTAAATGGATCAGCGGGCATGTCGGTAAAGTAAACACCAGTGTTGTGTTTTACGTATTTGCCATCACGCAGAATACTAGCAGGAGTCTGTTTAAAAAACTCTAATGCCTTTTCTCTGTCAGCAACGTCAATATCTATATCACTGGTAAACTTCATAAGCCTGCTTCTTTAAGAATATGTTTTGTCCACTCTACGTCACCAACATAGTCAGTAAACTTTCTATTCCAGTAGTCTGGATTGATCCAGGGGAGTATAACGCCAATTTGATCATCCCGAAGATTAGATAACCAATCCACACCGGAAACGCAATTAAACACAATCCAAGGGCTAATGCGGCCGGTGCTGATATGATGACAAATCCTATTAGTATTACCGAACCGAAAATAGTCCCGGAATCCCGCAAGTCCCGAACCGTTGCTTGCATAATCTTCCATGGTTTTGAGACCACGCTCCAAAGCGTCTTGGACTGCTTCTTTTTTGAGATACTCGCATAACCATTCTTCATAAAATGCATCCTTTGTCCAATAGTCTAACTTCTTGTTATTCTTTAACAGCCAACTTGTATAGTTTACTACATTTATACATTTAATACTAACACAATGTCTACCAAACTTAACAAAAGCTCTGTAATACGGACTCGCAACAAAGTCATCAAAACTTTTATTCTTTGCACTACCCTGTGTAGTTTCAAAAAACTGTAGATATGCTCTAAGTCCGAATTGTACACCTGTTTCTTTTTCTTCTTGCCAACGTCGCTTGGGCTCACAAAGATGTGCCGCAAGTGTGGACTCCCTGCGGAACTCTTTATCACAGTACTTGCATTTAAAGTTCTGACTTAATGCGCTTGTCATCCCAGCCATGTTGTTTTGCTAGTTGTTTTAATTCATCTTTGGTTGTGAGCTCTGCCAGTGTTTCTAAATCATCATCTGCATAGTCTGGATAAAAGTTACGTAAGAACTTAACCACTTTGTTATTGCTTTCACGTTTCTTTTGTTTTATCCATTCATGTCTATGTGTGCCCATTCCTGGACTTACAGTCGTTGCTAATAGCCATTGTAGTTCTGGATGCTTGTTTAAATCAAACCAATTCTTGTTTAGTCTATCGTTGCAACTCATTAGATAATATGATTGCAGTTCTGGACTGCCGCCAACAGCACTACCCCAACGTATCATAAGAAAGTTACTAAACTTCTTACGTTCTTCGTCGGTGAGCTCGCTGTAGAATGATCTATTCTTAAGATCAAACTGTTTCATTTCATAAAATATATCTAACTTGTTCATACTGGATGATGCATCATTGGACCGTCGTCATCTTTTTTACTAAGTTCATATATAACTTTAGCACGATCTAACACTTCTTGCAAGGCAGGATTGTCCTTTGCGGCCGAGACTATTTGGTGCCAGTAGTGCGACTCACGTATCCAATTGTCCACAGGATATGTGCCTATTAGGACTCTTTCCGAATGTGGCTTTCCAACTTCTCTGCCCCAGATATTTCCCATTGTGTCATTTTCATAAACATATTTTACACCTGCTGAATTTTCTGGGTATTCCCATTCGATGCTGTCGTCGATTCCGGCCATACGTATTTCCTTGCTGAGTCTGTGACTATATATCTACCCGTCAGCCTATCCTGGAAGCCCTCAATGACTTCACGATGCAGTGGTAAATCTTCAAGCCCATAGTCAGGGCATGTACATTCATAGTTTAAATTAAATGTACTGGCAAAATATATTTGCGGTATTGCTATGTCTTTAATTGATTCGTGTACAAACTTGTGATGTAAATGTCCATAGTCACCATCTACATTATGTGTTAGTATCAGTTTATATCCTTGTGAAAGATACTGTATCTTTTCACGTGCTTCTTTCCCATCAAATCCAAGCTCTCCACGTTGTACATAACTGTAGTCGTCGAGGCAGCCAAGGAAAAATGTTTTTATATTACGTTTATCCCAGAAGGCACGTACTTCTTTGGCTCTATCTGCTTTAGATGTATAGGTTAGGTAAAAGATATCCCAAGAGAACTCGGAATGATTGTGTATAAAAGGATATCCAAATATTACGCAATCATCTGGATGTGCTACAAACAGTACTGCGCTACCAGCACTTGCCATAATCAACTATCTCACTTTGTCTACTAATGTCTTTTACGAAGTATGCACACCGTGGTTTCTTTGTATTTGTTTCTAACGGTATCGCTAGTAACTGTCCTGGACGTAGTTTAGGGAAATACCATTTAACATCTTGGTATATGTCTACAATTTCAATTGGAGCGAAGCTGGGTCTGTAATCACTAAGTGGGTTGAACAGATATGTGCTGAATCCTCTATCATTGATACTGGTCAACGGCACAACCTCCAAGTCGCCGATGTCAGGCTCACCAATTAGTACGTGCCAATCTACCGGCATCTTAATTGTATGTTCGCCTATACGTAGTACTAGTGCTGGACTATTGAAAGACTCTAAGAATATTAAAGGAATATAAAAGTAATCAGGGCTACGAGGATCGCTGTTGTCTAGTACAGCGAAGCGCATATCATCTACTTCGTCAGGTATTTCATTTAGCTCGTAGGCTACATCATCTAAGGTTAATATTCTCATTAGTAACTTAATCTCCAGTTTTCTATTTTAGGATCATACCATATTTCTAAATCAGCGCCGGGACGTTTACATCGTTCTAATATAGTTTTCCCCGGACTACCCCATATAGTGTCCTCAACCCTCATTACAATATCATCAAACATTCTTGCCTGCCATTTTAATACAATAACATATTCCCTATGATGTGGCGGTAGGTCTTTATTTGGGATACGTATTCTAATATCGTTGACATCGCTTGACATATCATTTAAATCTATACATACCGGATCTGCTTGATGTATTACATCAAATTTTAAATCAATACCGTCGGCTTTAAAACACGGTAATTGTTGAAATAGATTATCAATAAAATTCATTCTATATATTGTGCTGTCTGGCGGATGCTGTGTTTGAAAACTTGTGTTAATTTCATTTTCAAAATCATTGTCTATGTCAATGTCTGGTTGAAACTCAAATGCTTCGGAACTAGCATAAACCAGTGGTAGTATAGGATGGTTATTGTATATCTCAACAATTAAGTCAATGGTACCTGGAATAAATGTTCCACCCCATTGTTTGGAATGCTTAGCCAAATCAATTATGTCTTCATTGAAGATTGGTGAGCCAATGGTTTCAGATACAAAGTAATCAATATCATCAGGCATATCAACTCTGTCAAGTTTGTAAAAGTTTTTGTTTATAACTTGAATAATGTTGTCTAGTCCTAGTTTCTTAATTAGTCCTCTGGCATATTCAGCTCTGCCTGGGTCCATCTCAATACTATAAACTTTTTTAGCACCTGCTTTAGCGGCCAGTATGCTTAATAAGCCTGTACCTGTACCTATGTCGCACATAATACTGCCTGGTGCTACACGTTCTATTGCTTTTTTGTAGGCAATATTACGACCTCGGTCGTTAATCATTGGCATAAAGATACCGTTGTTCTTAAACCAATCAAAATCTTCTGGTGAGTTAGTTATTGTGTTGTCCGTCATAGATTAAATTTATTTTTGATTATGTCTACATACCTGTCAGCAAGATATTCTTGACTGGCCT